CTTTGGATGATTTATTAGACATACTTTCAGAAAATTTAAAAGAAGATACAAAAACATTTGAAGATGTTCTTAATTTAGATGGTGCGCTTCATAGAGAAGTATATCTTTATGATATTAAATCTGGGACAGGTTCTTCTATTGATGGATATATTAGATTTTGGAATCAATATGATGATGATCACAATATACCTGTAAATGAAAGAAAACCAATTAAAATTTATATTGATTCTTGCGGCGGTTCTTTAACAGATACTTTTACCATTATTGATGCCATTAAAATGAGTAAAACACCAGTTTGGACTATTGCTGTTGGATGCGCATACTCAGGTGGATTTTTTACTTTCATTTCTGGGCATAAGCGATTTGCGTATCCTCATGCTTCATTCTTATTCCATGAAGGTTCAACACAAAATGGTGGAACAAGTGGGCAATTTGAAAACTATACCGCTTTTTATAAAAGAATGCTTAATCATCTTAAGGAAATAACTTTGGCAAATACAAATATTACAGAAGCACAATATCAGGATATTCGCAAAGACGATATTTGGTATACTGCTGAAGATGGTATTACAGAAGGCTTTGTAGATGAAATTTTAAAGGAGCTTGTATAAAATGAAATTTGAACGAACAGCAACATATAACTGGGAGAATGCATTTCACGGACTCCGCCATCCATTTGAGAGCTATGCTAAAGGAGATACTTTATGGTATGATGATACGCCTACAAATGAAGCTCTTTGCGGGAATCAGGCTATAGAAATAGATAGCCAGAATGCAAAATTTCTTGGTATAGGTCCTAATGATAAATTTCTTCGTCAAATTTTTGTGTCTGTTGATATTACAGCTCCGCTCTATCTTTGGAAAGAGCTAGATACTTATAAGATTGGGACTACAGCCAATTCTACTTCAACTATGCATAAGTTAGCATCTACACCAATAACAAAAGAGTGTTTTGAAATGGATGATTATAATGGTAATCTTAAATTATATGATAGAGAACCTTATAATATTGATGATTATGTAGATGATATGTGGGACAACATTATCTGCTATTGTGAGACACTCCGTCAAAGATATCTTGAAACTAAAGATATGAAATATTGGAAAGAGCTTATTCGTATACTTCCAGAGTCTTGGCTTCAGACTAGAACGTGGACAGCTAATTATGCAGTCCTTCGTAATATTATACATTGGCGAAAGGGACATAAATTATCTGAGTGGAAACAGTTTATAGACTGGGCCTCCGCACTTCCCTATGCCAATGAGCTTCTACTATTTGACAATTAATAAAAATTATGATATAATAAAAATATAAGATGAAAAGTAAAAATGTTTTAATATTTTAGTAGGAGAAAAATAATGAGTAAAAAAGAAATTTTTATTAATGAAGTATTAGCTTTAACTGGAGATGCACCTGAAAAAGTTTTCTCTCAGGATGCTCTTGATTATTGGAATGGATTAAATGCAACAGGAGATAAAGAAAAGCCTGCATTTACTAATAATGGTAAAATAGTTTTAAAATATATTCAGAGCAATAAAGATTTATATAATAATCTTTTTAAAGCAAAAAATATTGGAGAAGGTCTTGGTATTTCTTCAAGAACTGTGTCTGGTGCATTAAGAAAATTGGTTACAGATGGTTATGTAGAAAAAATAGGTGAAAATCCTGTTATTTATAGCTTAACTCAAAAGGGCGCAGAGACTAGTCTTGAAGAAGTATAATATCTTGACTTTTTTCAAAATTTTTGATATAATATTATTATAGTTTAAAAATAAAAATTACAAAAGAAAGAATGAGGACAAAAAATGAGAAAAGCATTAAACAGAATTAAAGTTTGTGGAAGAGTTTATGATCATTCACTTGCAGTAAAAACAGTACAGAACTCCGCCTCTGATAATTTTGGTAAAGAGTATATTGGTGGAACTCTTGATGTAGCAACTGATGATGATTGCCTTAATATTATTACAGTTAATTTTACATTTGTACAGCCTACAACTAAGACTGGTAAGGTAAATTCTACTTATTCTGCTTTAAAGAATATTATTGATAATGGTAAGACTATTCTTGCTGATGGTAAGGATTCTGCTATGATGGTAAAGGTTGATACCGCGCTTGCTCTTAATGATTTCTATACAAATAGGAATGGTGAAGAAACTCTTGTTTCAGCAAAGAGATGCAATGGTGGGTTTGTAACTATTGTTTCTTCTCTTGATGATGAGCGTAATAAATTTGAAATGGATATGCTTATTAATGGAGTAAAACACGTTGAAGCAGATGAAGAAAGACATATTGAAAAAGATTATGTAGTTCTTAAGGGCGCTGTATTTGCATTTAATAATGCAATTCTTCCTGTTGAATTTATTGTTAAATCTGAAGGTGGTATGAAATATTTTGAATCTCTTGATGTATCTCCTCAGAATCTTGTATTTACAAAGGTTTGGGGTAATATCAATAGCCAGACAATCGTAACTCGTACAGAAGAAGAGTCCGCTTTTGGTGAGCCTGCAGTAAAAGAGTATACAAGAACTATTCGTGAATGGGTCATTACTGGAACATCAAAGCCCGATGCTGTTTATGAAATTGGCGATAGTGAAAATGGTATTACTCTCGATGAAGTAAAGAAGGCTATGGCTGATAGAGAAGTTTATCTTGCTGATGTAAAGAAGAGACAGGATGAATATCAGGCAAGTAAGAATGCGGGAAGTGCTTCTAGTGTAGCTTCTGCACCCGCTGCAGCTGGTGGATTTAATTTCTAATTAATTTAAATAAATAGCATAGAGGGGTTTTCTCCTCTATGTTTTAAATTAATAAAGAATTAGTTTAGTGGGGCGATTTTGATCGCAATCAAGATTTTAAAATTAGTTTAGAATTTTTTAAAAGGAGATTTAGTATAATGGGTTCAATAGATATTTTTAGTGTAGCTCCTCACCAGGTTAGCCGAGATATGAGAGGATATTCAGTATTCCTTTATGGAGGATGGAAAACTGGTAAAACTACCACTGCAGTTAAGTTCCCTAAGCATTTTCTTTTAGCTTTTGAAAAGGGTTATTCTGCTATTCCTGGAGCAATGGCTCAGCCTATTAATAGCTGGTCTGAATTTAAACAGGTTCTTCGTCAGTTAAAAGAAGAAAAAGCTAAACAGATGTTTGAAACAATTATTATAGATACCGCAGACATTGCTTATGATTATTGTAGTAAGTATATCTGTGCAAATAATAATGCTGATACTATTTCTGATATTGGATATGGTAAAGGCTATGGGCTTGTAGAGAAAGAATTTGATGAAAGTCTTCGTCAGATTGTCCAGATGGGATATGGTCTTGTAGTTATTTCTCATGAAACAGATAAAACTTTTACAGATGAAAGTGGAAAACAGTATAATAAAATTGTTCCTACACTTGACAAAAGAGCAAATAATGTTTTAGCTAGAATGTGTGATATTATTGGGTATACTCGTTCAGTAACAGATGAATCTGGTAATGAAAAAGTAGTTATGTTTATGCGAGGGACTTCCCGCTATGAAGCTGGCTCCCGCTTTAAGTATACTCCTGATTATATCGACTTAAGTTATGATAATCTTGTAAAAGCTATTGGGGATGCTCTTGATAAACAAATGGCAGAAGATGGGGCAGAGCTTTTTACAGATAAAAGAGAAAATGTACATCTTGATACAACTTCTAGTCTTGATTTTGATACTTTAATGCAGGAATTTAATGATATTGTAGCAAATATTCCTGGATCTAGCGATATGACCGCAGAAACAGAAGATGGTCAGAAATTTAAAGAATATTGGCAGCCTAGAATTTCTCAAATTATTGAAAGTTATTTAGGCAAAGGGCACCGCATGAAAGATGCTACAAGAGACCAAGTAGA